TGTTGAAGATGCTCCAGATGATATCCCAGATGCAACTGCTCCATACTCTTCAAGTGAATAAAGTATATACTCTTTGTATACACCAGTTGTCCGTCTCACTCCGTAACTTGGTGATGCAATTCCAGAGATGTCATAAGAAACATACTTTTCAAGCAATGGTGCAACATCGTGTTTGAATAGTTGATTGTCGGGTCTTGGAGAATATCGACTTTGGCTAATGACATTTGATGATGCATCCTTGAGTTGTGTCAATAAGAAGAAAAAAGGATTCCCAGATATAGATGAGGAATAGAATGAAAATTCCATTGGATTGAAAACTGGCGAAAACTTATTGGGTTGCTGGTCTATGGTAATGCTCATATGTTTATATTAATTGTGAATGACTTTCCAATCTCATCTTTGAAGTTGGTGGCAATTTGTTCTTCGATTGTGTCTGCTAATTGTTGATATGCTCTTTCATTGAATGTGTTGGTCCAGAACATTGTCTTGCCCAATCCAGTCTTCTTAATTTTCCTTGCAATAAAATATGCAAAGACCTTGACATCGCTCTGGACTGCTCTTGTGTTTTGTTTCTTTGATGTCCTCACTTGAATTGACTTGTTGGTTATCCAAGTCGCAATTGCTTTTGTCGGAATTGCTTTGCCATTGTTCTTAAACTTGAATACTCCAGTTGTCTCTTTTTTTATAATACCCTTTCCTCCCAATCCCTCAACACCTTGGTCAACATATTTGTAATAATCAACTGCCTCACTTCGGCTATTCTTTACAAATCCAATCCCAACACTTATTGACCGACCTTTCACACTTATGTCAGTTGCCGTGATTGATTGAATAAGATTATTGGTTCTGGTGTTCTTCCCCTTTGCCATCAAGATTGCTTTGGCAGATTCAATCGAATTGTCTGCCCACTCTTTGAGGACATCGGCTATCACACTATTGATTTCCATTATTGCTTTCTTGTATCCAATTTTGTTTGTCTTTTTCGTATGAAAGGAAGTTCAACCATTCAATGATATTCTTATCATATAGACTATCCAGTTGAAGAAAGTTACCACCGACAGAATGCACCATCACATCATACCAACTCCACTTGATGCCAAACCAACTTGAGATTCCTTTCCCTTCAAATAGTCCATCAAATTGTCTGGTAACTTCAACATAACAGCGCAAAAAAAAAGAGCAATTGGATAAGCAATTGAGATTGAGAGATTGTTTTGAAAATGTTCTGACCGGTCCTCCACATCCATCTTGTCCTTACCCACACACATCACGGCAAGAATTATATGGACATTGTCAAGGATTGTGGATTGGTCTTTGGTCAGATTGGACATTGAAACATACTGACCAACATTCCATTTGTTTGGAGTCTGCATCACCTTGTAATTTACTCCAGACAATTCAAAAGACTTCACCCAATTGTCGGATGGCATCTCTTGATTGAGAAATGAATATCTCTCCAGCCTTTTGTTGAATGTTGGAATGTCCCAGCCTTCACTCTCTGTCCTTGGAATGTTTTCAAAGATGTTTAGCAGTTCAATACCTATCTCGAATGCGTTGTCCGTGTGATGTCTGGTTGCAGAGATGAGTCTCTGGTATTGTAAGATGGTGATATCGGAGTATTTCATAATTATATAGACGCAAAAAGAGGAGACATTTCTGCCTCCCCTATTTAACAATTAACACTTAAGGTCTTTATTTATTTTCAGCCATCCATCTCTCTGAATCCTCATAGGTAAATTCTGCATACACAACATTGCTATATCTTGCATTTGCTTCTGATAGTGTAATATTTGGAATCATATGGTTGTGATTTGCAGATGAATTGTAACAATGCCAATATAGATGATTTTGACCATCGGCATATTCAATATGCGTATATCTAACACTCTGATTTAAGTGAGCGTGTTCTGGGTGTCTGTGGCTTGACCAAGTTGATATTGTTTCGCCAGAATTGTTTGTGAATTGTTCCATTGGATTTTTCATAATGTCTTTTATTATGCTTTGCTATATTCTTTTTGTAACCAGATTAATGTTTTTCTTAATTCATTGATTTGTGATTGTGGAAAGTTTCTTTCAATCATTGCTTCAATTCTTACATTGGTGCTTTTCATTTCTTGTGCGATTGATTCTTTAATTTCGTTGTTCATATTATTTATATCTAATTGTATGGTACAAAGATATACCTATTATCCATATTTACAAATTTTAAATTTTAAATAATCAATTATTTTTATAGAATGATTATAAGATGCTGATAATCAATTGACTTATTTTTTATCCGAATGCATACTTGCCATAGTTTGGATTGCCAACTGCTTGAGTCATTCCATATCGGAGGGCATCCAGCAAGTGATTGTTGTAATCTATTGGCACACCAGTCGGCTTGTTATTCTTGTCAACATCCCAGACATATGACCTCAACTCCTTAATTAGATTGGTGCTTCTTGATGTGACAAGCAAGTTTTGTTTCTGGATTAACTGGATGCCAAAGTTGATTGAGTCCTTTCCTTTGGTCGCTCCAACACACTTCAATCCATAACTCTGCAACTCTGCAATTGATTTAGGCTCTGCACTATCACACACCACCAACTCACGGATGTCTTTCAATTGGTGATAGATGTCTCGGTTGCTCAATCCCTTTTGATAGATTAACTCATCCAGAATGTATTGGTCATTGTACTTGTATATGGCAACTGCTCCAGTCGGGTCAACTGAATAACCAAAGTCAAGACCAACCATCACCATCCTTGCTTCGGATGGAATCGTATCAATTTGTTTCCAATCTGTGAAGATTGTTCCTTGGACTGCTCCGACTTGTCCGAGACCATAAACCTTAAACCAATTCTCCCAATACTTGGATGTCTTCGCTTTCTCTTGTGCTGACTCTATATCTTGCACAATTGATTGTGGCAATGCTTCATTGTCCTTATAAGTTAGAATAATGAAGTCGGAATCCTCATCGTTTATCAATTCTTGATGCACCCAAAATTCGGCTGATGGATTATAGTCAAGCCAGATGTGATGTGATGTTCTTATTGCCAACTGGTGATATGATTCAAATGTCAAGTTGTTTGCCTCGTTTACATAGAGAATGTTTCTCCTTGCTCCTCTTAACTTACTCTCTTGGTCAGCACTAAAAAACTCAATGAAACTTCCATTGGTGAATGTGTATGTGAGCAATGTCTTATTCCATCTGTCTTCCGAATACCTATTTGTCCACTCCATAATTTTCAAGAAATCTTTGATACAGCCCCTACGCAAATGTGGAATGCTCTCACTCACAATGCTTATCTCTGTTCTTGGATTCTTGATGGCATAGTCAATAAGGATTGGAATGATTCCGAATGTTTTTCCAGCCGATGTTCCACCTTGCACTATCCTCTTTCTCTTGGATAGTTTCAACAACTTGTTTATCGCAGTTGTCCGTTTGAACATTACTTGTTCTCCTCTGGGAATAATGGTTGCTCCTTGATGGTTGTCTCTTGCTTTTCAACCAGACCATTCAATCGTTGTGTTATACTTGGATTGTATATCCCAGCCATTCCACCCTCAATCTGGTGTTGTCTTATTTCGTGCTTAATCGCACGGCAGACCATAGAATAATTTTCATATGCACCATCTTTATTATTAAAATAATCAAATGAGTTTTTGGTTATGTCATTGTGATATAAATACATATTGAATCCTTCATTGGTCAATGGTCGAGGCTTTTGTCTTATCACTCTCTTTCCGACTCCACCTACATAATCTTCAATTTCTATTGGGTTATGTTTCACCCAAGTCTTATAATCAAGAAAGTATTTCCACATCATTTCTGGTGTCTCTATATTCTTTGTGTCTTTTGGTCTTGCCATTATTTTATATTGTTTAATTTGGTAATCATATTCATATATGCGTAAAACATAATTGATTGCTCATCACTCTCATCCATATGCTTACACATTAGATTCTTGAGTGTGAGGATTGCATCTTGTTTTGGACTCCCAGTTGCCTCGCTTTGAAAGTCAATGTCCGTCACTTGTTTTGGTTTGTGTTTCATCGTGTTTAGGTTTTAAGATATAATTTTCAACAAACTGATTCAGAGTCAATATTGATATCCATTCCATCCCACCATTGTAGAAAGACACATATTCCGTTCCATCATAATCGATGTATTTTGCAAAGTTGTCAATGGAAAAAAAGAATCTGGAGACTATCTTGCATTCAGACAAGTCATACCATTCTTCTTCCTCTTGCTTTGCCGTTAATTCCCATACTTCAATCCACATTGGTTTTGTTTTTCGTAATCAGTCCTCTGCCTTGGTTTGCCTATTATTAATATCACATAATAATAGACTCATATTTTCTTGATAATTGCTTCAATCTGATATTCTCCGTTTCCGTGTTCCTCTGGTCGGTCTTTGTTGTTGGATGTGTCATTGGTATCAATGCTTATGATTCTATACTTTAACCCTCTCAATGCCTCTTCAATTAATCCACGCAATGAATAAGTATTTGGTGGCTCACTATTCTCTGGCAATATAAAATACTTGTGGTCTTCGTTCCAATTGGATGGCAATACTTTCTTCCTTTCATATAGGTCTCTGTGTGGAACGGCAATAATGATGTGTCCATTCT